AGCCCCTGATGAGTTTAAGGAGATCATTAAGCATTTACCGACACAAGGAACTAAATTATTCGCCCAATTCTTAGTAGCAAGTGGTTGCCGATTTGGTGAAGCAACGGAAGTAAGAGCAAAAGACATTAATTTCAAAACTGGCGAAATCTTTATTCAAAGGCGAGTTAGTGATCTAGGAACAAATTACAACAATGGAACTAGGTTCATGGTGATAGATGCCACCAAGTCAGGGCATAAGAGAAGCCTAGTGATAGGAAAAGCCCTATTACAGCAGTTAAATGCGTATGTCCTAGCAAAAGGCATAGCAAAAGATGATCTGATGTTTCCAAGAACAATACTCTTAACGGAAGGTAAACTTAAAGGTTCACGAAGCGCAAAGCCCTCTCGACCATTCGAGAAAGGCGGAAAACAGTTCCAGCATGGAACTCTTTACTCCTATACACATGGGGGTTGTAGATGCGAAAGGTGTAGGCAAGCAGTAGCAAACTACCGCAAAGCCAAAGCCCAAGCAGAAGCACTAGCAGAAGCAGAGCAGGTAAGAAGCGGAAGCCGTAAGGCAAAGCAGAAGCACCAGCAGAAGCAAGAGCAAGGGAGTTTCATCAACAATATGAGCCACATGCCTCGTGATGTATGGAGAACAACTTGGAACAAAGCAATAGCCAAGTCCGCAATCGGCTGGTCGCCTAGAACTCATGATTTACGACATGCAAACGCTACGCAGTTGTTAAAGAACGGCATAGATGTCCATGAAGTAAAAGAGCGATTAGGACACCAATCGATCAAGACGACAGAGCGGTATTTACACCGCCTTCGTTCACACCAGTCAAAGGCATCTGAAAGTGCTAATGACTATTTGGAGTGATGATGAAAACAAACGCAAGAGTAAGAGCCGAGCAGATGCCAAAGGCAATAGCCAAAGCATCAGCAAAAGCCCAAGCAAGAATAAAGGCTTTAATACTTGGTGGGTCAATTTCGACCCTAGCCGTAGCATTTGGAGTAGCAACTACAACAGAAGCCATAGCACCAACAAAAGCCGAAGCAGTAATAGTTCACGAAACAACAAACGAAGCAACTTTGAAAAAGTATGAGAACGCTCATAAATTGACCGATGCTGATTTGGTCGAGTTGCTTCATGCCGTAGGCTTCACAGGCATAGACCTGAAAGAAGCATGGGCAGTTGCTAAGAAAGAAAGTAATGGGCGACCCCTCGCTCACAATCCTAATACAAACACAGGTGATAACTCGTGGGGCATGTTTCAAATAAACATGATCGGAGAGTTAGGCAAAGATCGTAGAGAAAAATTTGGTTTAGAAAATAATGCCGAATTGCTCAACCCTGTGGTCAATGCAAAGATCGCTTACTACATGAGTAGAGGCGGTAAAGATTGGAGTTCTTGGCATGGACTTACTCCAAAGACTAAGCAGTTAATGGAACAGTTCCCAGCAAAGAACGCAAAGTAATAGCAGAAGCCATAGCAGAAGCATAAGCAAGCAAAGCAATAGGAGAAGCAATAGGAGAAGCCCCATCAGAGATGGTGGGGCTATCTTAGAACTAACTTACCTGGCAGCCAGGAGAAGTTAGTCAGTTAGTTAGGGGGCAATCATGGGAGAACACTCCTTTGTAGATCGTTATATAGAATTAGATAAGCAATACATACAGCATAAGCAAGAACAATATAAACATTACAAAGAACCTGATCTGCCTTACACCGAAAAATTGTTTTGGGATAAATTAATTCATTTAGGTTGGAGAAAAGATTACACAACAACAGAGTGTTTAGTATTAGTTTGCTCTGTGTGTGAGGGAGCCATAACAAAGGTAGTTCTTAAAAATAATGTAAATATTAGACCTTTATTAAATATTGAAGATAAGGTAGAAATTCACAAGACAGCATATTGCAAAGCAACAGCAAAGCAGAGCAAAGCATAAGCAAAAGGCAAAGCAATAGCAGAAGATTATTTTTACACTAAATTTTTTTTAATTTCTGAAAGAACTTGTTCTTTTATTTTTGCTTCTTTTGCCATTTGATAACGTTCTGAAAGAGGTTTAAAAACTCCGTATCTTGTAGGAGACTCTGCACTTTCATTACACATATTATGTAATTTTAGAGACATATCAAACCTTTTAAATTGAATTTTTTTGTTTGTTTCTACATGAAGATAAAACATGTGATCATTTACATTAAATTGAAATTTTTCAGTAGTAAAAGGAATGTGATAATCTAAATTATAAACTCTTGGCCATTGACCTATATCAAATTTACCTGTAGAAAAAATAGCACCATCTGCGGGAGTTGTAGTTGGAAAATACGGTGCAGTAAATTTAGCCAAAACAGGTTCTTCAGAAAAAAATACCCATTTCATATTGTAAGAAAGATTTGAATAATTAGTTAAAGAACTATCTCTAAATCTCATTAGAGAAATTTTCCCACCTGTTTGTATTATTTCTATTTGTGACCCATCATTAACTTTAATTGCAGTTGAAGATTTTAAATAATCTATAGGTAAAGTATGTGTATCATCTAAAGCAGATAAAAGTACAAATACATTTTTTAAAGCATCTTTAGTTGCTGGACAACTAAACATACGACCAACTTTATTGTAATGTTGTTTTTTTATTAAATTTAATAAAGGTTCTGGATCTCGATAAAGAAAAGCCCAAGATTCTTGGGTTGGATTATAGGATGCGGGTGACCAATAAACAGTTAACGTCTCTTTATTATTACTTTGTTTTTTGTCAAATATTTTCATTTATCAATCTTACTTCACAGGCGTCTGTTGTGCAATATGCCTCACCAATAGCGTCAGCAGCCATACCAGCATAAACTCCTGACAAATCAATTGGAAACAGTTTCATAGTTCCTTCTGTTTCATATTCTTCAGCAGTAATTTGTGTATAAGGCATTTGAGGATAAGTGGCATTACCAGAAGGTAAAAAAGATACAGTTTTAAGTTGCCCGTCATACATATGCAAAGCCGTACCGATGGCTGAGGATTCTGTTTCAGGATTAAAACTGATAGTTACACTTACAGAGTTGTCTGACCAATACCTTTGTGCAGTTGCAGCAAGAGCCATCTTTTCGTAAATGCTTACATCTTTTTCAGAACGTCTAGCATTAGATTTGATTGGGAAAAATACAACAGAAGTAGTATTTGGAGATTCACTTGCTGGTTCTACTCTGTAGTTAGCCATCTTAAATAAAGGCAACATTGGATCAGAGTTTGCAAACCGAATAGCACGATTAAAGTACTCGCCTCCTACAGTCCAATGAACGCCAGGTGATTCACCTGCCAAGATGCTAACTGTTCCACTTGGCTTTACGGTAGTCATCTTGATTGACTCACGGATACCAAGCCACTCAGAGTAGGTGGTGTCGTAGGTCTTGATTACTTTATATCCTTCATCCATCCACTGACGGAGTATTGGTAATCCTTTCCTATCTGCAAAGTTAGCCACTCCTGAAACAGAAGTTCCAATGCGCCGATTTCTTTGCATGATGGCGTTTGTTTCTTCCCAGTGTGTAGGGATAAGGGTTACCGTCTTAGCGTATAGATAAGCAAACTTTAGAGTTCTTTTAAAATCTTCTATATCGTCGTGGCGATTTAGATAGGTCTCTACTAAAGTACAGCATTCAAAAGATTCAAGAGATTGTTCTGCACAGGGGTTGTATCCTGCAATGCGCCAATCTTTATTATTAATTGGATCAATGAGACGACCATATTGTTTTGAGATATCCATCCAGACAACTCCTGGCTCTCCGTTACGAGCAATGCCATCAATGATGTTGTCTAGATTATCTCCAACATTTACTGATACAGAGTTATTAGACATCCAAGCCCATCCTGGCTTTTCTGGATTGTAAGAGTTTCTTTCTGGAAATTTTTCTGCGTTCTTTAAATTTAGAAAATCTTCATCATCAATTCTGCCAATAAGTAACTCAGCAGACCGCCTAACGTTGCCAGATACAACACAAACCCCAATAAGATTCCCAATGTCAGCGATATCAATACGGGTAAGTTTCTGACCAGCACGTTCCTTGAAGATTCCATCGATGTAATTATGTAACTTAATGAGCGGTTCTGGACCTGCTGCTGTTCCACCAAATGTCTTGATGGGTTCACCTGCCTTGCGAATTTCTGCATAATCGAACCTAGGACGTTTTGAGTCTGATCGTAGGTAAGAGTTAATAAGCGTGGCCGTTGACTCGACCCAGCCTTCTCTGGTATCTGGAATGACATATATTTCCCCCTCTTGCGGTTTGTAAATCGTGAAGTCTTTGTCGGCACCCTTATCGTCGAACCCAACTCCAACACCAAGCATACTAGCCTCCATTAAAAACGCAAAAGGCTTTGCTGGATCGGTCTTAGTCATTGAGCCAGTCGATACAAACGCACAGTTTTGTAAGGCTGCTGAGTTTCGTTTTTCATTTACAAGCGGAGTACCCATAACCCAAAGACCCCTACCTGGTGGTGTCCACTTTAAGTTCCACAAACGGTCGAAAGCCTCTTTGGCTGAGGCGGCTGCTTTAGCATCTGACCAAGGTAAGCGGTTTGTTTTAGCGTGGTCTTTTTGTAAAGAATACATACCGTTGATTACTCTCTCACAAACGTCAACCCAAGTTTCTTTAGTACCATCTGCTTTAAGTCGTGAATAGGTCCTAAGAAAAGTTATTTCACCAACGGAATTACCAGCGGCATCTTGATATCCAAAGGGAGCCTTTAAACTCTTGTATGGTGTAACAAACTCTTCGGCTAACTTAAAAGAAAACATATCGGTAAACCCCCACTATTTCTATTTGGATGCAAATACCCCTCGATGGGAATGCGTATTGTGACGGGTCTTAACCTATCACACACTTGTTAACTTGGTTGAGTACTTACCTCATATAAAAAAGGCTAAATTGCCCTCCACTATGATCCACTGTTCTCCACTTGCTATTATCAGATAACTACTCTTCAATAGATTGTTGAATAATCTTTGTGACTGTATCTTCTTTTAAAGCGTCAGGTAACTCTCGAAGAGCCTGTGCTCTATCACCAAATATTGCAGAAAGAACTCCACCAGAACTTTGACGCTCTGCGGTAATGCGAACAAACTCTCTGTTTTCTTCTAACTCTTTTAAATTACCAACAAGTTTAAACAGCCGATCAATTTCTTGAGATACATTGGGATCAGCATATCCGCCATTCATTTCTTCTGCAAAACGCATAAAAGCCACTCTCTGGCCTTGCATTTCAATGATTGCGTTTAGTAAAGCCTTAAGTTGATCTTTAGTCTTTACTTCAACAGGAAGGTTGAAAGCACAACTGTTGTCAGGCTTGAAAGCAGGACAGTTTGAAGCAACAAAGCAAGTATTGCATTGACGAAGTGATGAATGTTGATTATTAATAATTGGGACATCTTTAAGAACATCCTTTCCATCTTCATCAGTTTCAACTATTGTCTTCATTTTATATCCAAAGACAGGTAAATTTTGAACCTCTAAAGGGTCTCTTTGTATCACTTCATTTGCAGAATTTTTCCGCATTTCAACACCACTGTTATCAGAAGAGGGTGGTTCAAATCCCATTAAACCTGTTAACAACTCATCGCTATTATCAGATACTTTCTCTTCTTTACCACCATTAATAATGTGAAAGTTTGGGCTTTTCTTATCCATAGACTCCTCTAATCGTTTGTAAGACCATACCGCAACTCTAGTTGCTTCAAGGGTACCATCCTGGACAAACTCCAAATAGTCCAGTCCAGCCTTTTCTACAATTGGCTTATATCGTGGTCGTGCTTGGTCTTTCATTCTCTTTGGGTAACGAACTAATTTAGTTCCATCCCAAATAATAGTTTCACCTCTTCGCATGGGTGATAACCAGGACAATGTGCTGGCTGTAGCAAATGGTATCTGTCTTAAGTTATCTGGTTTAGCACATCCAAGGGCGTGATAGACAGTATTAAATTGTTTAGAGTAACTCCGTGTAACTGCTGCTAAGTTAGTTACTGACTCAATTTCAGCATAAGGCACTACTACGTTTTTGTATTTTTCAGAGATATCCTTAAGATTTAACAACCCATATTCCTCATGCCATACTACCCATAGTTTTGGATCATTACTAAAAAATGGACGTTGTTTTTCTACCCAATCTAATCCTAGAGTAAGTGAGTCAAACTCTTGAAAGGCTTCTGCTCGGTCAGCGTTGTTAACTAAAAACTCTTGATAGTCTGCGGCTATTTCTAATAGTTCTTCTTTAGATAGACCTGCTTTGTCTGCTTGTGCTGCACCAGATTCTATATAGACCTTAGTTTCTGGAGTAAAATGCTCACTTATAAGCCAAAGTTTAGTTTTTGGTAACCCACGTTTTCTAAGACCCCAATAGTTGAGTCCCATCGACTCAACCTTCTGACCTTCTAACAAGGTACGGTTTGAACCTACCTCAGTTCCTGAAAAGATTAATTTAGTCATCCCAGAACTCTAGTTCTTTTGGATTGGCTGCATCCTTTGAACGTGCGATGTTTACTCGATTAATAGACTCCTCTATTTGATTCCAAGTACGAACTTTTTTAGGTGCATCAGGCCGTCTTTCTACAGACAAATATCCTGGATTCATGAACATGATGGCTGGAATACCTTGTTCTTCAAAAACCCAAGCACACATAGATGGGTCAGAATCTACGTAAAGTTCAATTGGAGCACGAGAACGACTCATAACAAACTGTCTCTTTTTTAAGTCTTCGCCTTCTAAATAAAAAGAACGATCAATCAAGTCATCATAATTAATAATGCCATGAGAGTTTAGCCAATGTTCTGCATCCTCTGTTTTTCTAGAGGTCATAATGGCTACACGATTATTGATATTTAGTGCATAGTAAAGCATTACTCCTGATCGGATTGGTTCTCCTGAGTCCGAACTAAGTACGCCATCTAGTGATAGTAATATATTAATTAGTTATCCTTTTGCTCGGTATGTTGCCGCTCTACGAATTAGGGTCTGAGTATCTGGTAAATCAATACCATAAGTTTCGTCTGCTTGTTTTGCTTTGTATGCTGACCAGTACTCAGACAGTTGTTTTAGTGCAGGAACTGTTCCATATTTCTTACCAGCCTGCCATCTATAATTGTAAAAATCTTCATAACCTTTACCATCTGGTCTAAAAGCGTATCGACGAGAATGGTGGATATCTTCAAAAAGAGCCGAACCTTGCATTAAAGCGGTTTGTAAACCAAACTCAGCGTTACGACGAGATGCTGGGTTTTTTGCATTTTGTAAATCTGTTAAATACTTTGAATAACGCATAACAATTTCTGAGGCTTTGGAAGTATCTTTTTGAATGGCTGATTCCCACGCTAAATTTTGTGTAGCGCCCTGTTGCTTAGGAAACACTGTCCACTCATTGTGGTTAAGGTCGTACGCAGCATAAGGATTAATTGTTCTAATATCTGTGGCTCCAGGATTAACGTAAAAAGTTACTTCAAATCCATTCCAATTAGTCATTTCAGGCTGTAGGTGTTCTCTAAAATCTTCATTTAACATTTTACTAATCTCAATATCTGATAATCCCATATACTCTGGATGGGCTTTTCTAAATGAAAAATAATCAACACCAATGAGGATATCTAAATCTCCTGGTTCACGATCTGCTGACCATTGGAAAGATACCGCTGAACCTGCAATCCAAACTCTTGTCCACAAATCTGGATGGCGATAAGCGTCATCTAAAAATCCATACAATTTTTGAAGAATACCGTTACGAACCCAACCCTTTAAAGTTGTATTTACAAATAACTGTGGGTCTAACTCTTCTTCAGGATCAGAAAAATAAGAAGTAGGGGCAGCCTGTAATTGAACAGGACTTACAAAGCCAGTTAAATCACTCATAGACATAGTCTATGGCTCTTTAGGCTTGTGGGGTGTCTATGCCTCTATCACTTAGTGCATTTATCAATTTTTCCTTGAATTCTGCAACATTGTCCTTTGGTTGCAGACTTGCCAATACAGTACGTGCAACTCGATCTGCAAGTAATTGACTTTCAATATCGGAGACTAACTCTCTGCTTGTTTGATATATATCAAAAGTAGTTGCTCTTCTTTGAATTACTTCGCTAGGTTCAAGCACCTCGGTAAACACAGTTCCATCTAATCTAATACCTACAGTATAGGCTGCTTGAATCATCTCATTTTCAGACATTATTCTATTCCCATCAACTTTCTCTTTCGTTGCGCTACGGATATTGCTACAGGACAAAAATCGCACAAATAAGTTTTTGGTCCTGCGGATTCTTCATACTTCTCCATACCCTCTGCTCTGCGTTCCTTTATTGTTTTGGGCACCAACATCTTGTCTTTAATATGCCAATCTGAACAGCCATCCTTTGGTTTGTTGTGTTGCCTATAGCAAGTCATTGCATCTTCCATAAAGGTAGATCGTGATTCGTAGAAAGTATCATCTACCTCTGCAATACCAGCAGAACCTCCGCCTTTTATTTGTCTAATAATTTCTTTTTTTGACTCTGTCTTAGCCCATGCTTTTAATGGCAATACAAATAGTTTTCCTTTATGCGGTTCTCCAGAGGGAAAGACATGCTGTTCACAGGCAATTTCTAATAGGTGATCTTGCTCAGGCGCACCATCATAAGGTGGTAACTCTTCTAATGTTTGACAGACAAGACAGTACAACAACCTAAACTGTGGTTCATTATCTTGTTTTTTCTGTCCAAGAATTGGTACATTACTCATAGTGCTCCTTGTGATAGTCCGTGTAGCCTAACGTACTTAAGCGGCTAAGGCTATTTTACGATGACCTTGATTGTGGTCTAATCTATCTATTCTTTTAATTGAGTATCCACAGCAAGATTTGCCTTTTTTTATATTTAATTTTGGGCGTTTCTTACTTGCTTTACCACACTTACGGGCGTCATTACGACCCCCACCACTCTTACTTTTCGCCAAGAGGTAGGCCGTAATCTGGATTCTTTGCGTTATCGTGTCCGCTTTGGAAGTGGTCATTAAGTGCACGTTTTACAATATTTTGATGACGTGAAGTTGTCACTGAATATTTAGAAGTTGAATGTTGCCATCCAGCATCGCCATGCCATGCAATTGGGGTTCCATAAGAACGAACTGTGTATGTTGGATTTGATTTACGATACTCACGGGTTTCATCATCTGACATATAGCCAGGACCAGTAGTACCTTCTACACCAGATAATGCTGCTGCTTGAAATGGGATTTTACTAGCAATAAAATCTGGTGCTTTTGCTAAATTAGTCTTTGCTACTCTTGCCATAATTAATCTTTAAAAGATTGACGTTGAGTTTTTTGCATTCCTTGCAACATTCTACCTGCTCTACCTTTACCTGCTACGCTGGCTCTTGCCGTTCTTGCTTCTGGACCAGTATCTCGCATTTGACCACTTGCATAAGATTTTGAAGAAACTCCAGAAGAAAATTGTTTTGGCTGAAGATTATACATTTACTTACCTGGGTTTACCTTTGCTGGATACTCAGAGGTTGCAAAACCATAACCATAAAATGGATGAAGTGATTGACGATTGGCTTCAGTACCAGATGACTCTGGACCTACTTCAGTATCAGGACGTACCTTGCGATACTTTCCATCTGTTGCACCATCATCAAGTGACTTGTTCATTGAGCGAGATGAATTAACGGCCATTATTTCTTCTTCCTATTTGCCTCAATAACGGCTTCCACCGCTTGAGTTGATTGAGCATACTGTTCCTTGCGAGATGCTGGATACTCTCCTTTTGAATTAGAGATATAAGCACCTGTGTCCCTGACTAAATTATGTACCCTTTGACGTTCTTTGGCACTCTGAATGCGGGTCCTTCTGCGGTCGTTAAACATCATGACATTTTTTCCTTTACTCTTTTAGCGTTTTTTGCTGTTGTGCAAGACAAGCAGTGTCCTCTATTAGATAGGAATTCAACAGGATTCATAACGACACCGCAAGTCGGACAAGGTGATGAGCCATTATACATAGTGGCGTTAGAAGCAATTAGTCCTGCTTGTAACTCCATCGTTAACATACCGTCGCCGTCATTCATAGGTTAGTACCTTTCTGGATCCCATTCACCAATTCGTTTTTGATATCCGTAAAAAGGATCTTTTGCTCCTGGCTTTCTAACCTTTAACATCTCTTCATACTGTATTGGATCAACTCTATTTTTACGTTTTACGCTATCTACATTTTCTAAATAAGACATCTTGCGTTTTGGATCATCACCACGATCAGGAACTATAGTTGGCATTAGTTACTCCCTAGTGCATTTCGTTCGGCTGCTTGGTAACCAGCAACACCGCCAGAGTACCAGGATACTCTTGGTTCGGCATACTTTCTGTCGATAGTTACAATGTCATCAATACCAAGTTGACTGCGATCTCCGTAGCCATATCGTTCTGGAAATAATTGAATTTGGGGTAGCGGTGGTCTAACCATCTCTTGAATATCTTTTCCAGGTATGTTCATAACCATGAGAGCCTGTTGTGTAAGGCGTTCTTGATTAGATGCCCATGGTCCTAGATAAGAGTACCTCTTGGCTACCTTGTCAGGTTGTACAGGTGCACGCCACGGCTTTGTATAGTCGTAAACTCCATCAAACTTCTGTGTCATCCTATTGCTCCTCTATGAGTTACCCATGAGGTTGCTTGTACCTTATTTGGTACATCAACACCTAACTCTCCAGCAGCATGCTGATAAGCATGAACGAAGTGCTTGTATCTACCCATTGAACTTAAGCCTAGATCTTGAGACATAGTTCCTGTCTGTCGTGGAACCTTTAACTCTTCTAAATTCTTTGGCTTTCCTGATCCAGCAAATGGTCTACCCATTGCAATGTCGTATGCGTGACGATCAATTGTCACAGGCTCCTTATTACTTGGATCATGAATGTTCTTGAAGAAACTAGTTACTTTGTGTCCGCCTAATACCTTATCTGGCTCTTCTCCTGCATGAATTCTTTGGGCTTTTGCAACATTTGCTGGAAGGAGGGCGCTCTTAACATCGCCAGTCTTTACTAACTCCTTTGCCTCTCTAACATTTCTATCCCAATCACTTAATGGAGATAATGCCGCAATAATTCCTGCGCCACGTTTTGTGTCTCCGCCACCAAGTTTGGTTGCTTCCTCATGTGCCTTTTCATACCATTGATGTCCACCTTCAACAAATGCGGGAGATGCTTCACGGTACTTTTTAATAACATTTTCTACATGGTCTTTAAACTGTGCTTGAGCAATATTCTGATCCCAACGACCGTGGGGATTTACTCCAAAGTAAGCCATATTATGCCCACGCAGGTCTCAAATAAGCAAGCATTGCTTGACGTCTTGCGTTAATTTCTCCAGGCTGGTCTGCAACAGTGTTTGCTTTACCATCATTTACTAAATGAGGAGCAGGAGTTAGTTGTGTCTGTGGTGCGCTTCTTTCTGATCTATAAACAACTGCGCCATTTATATTTACTAACTTTGCTTTCATTTGACGTTCAATGCCAGTCATTGGATGTATTTGTTCTGGCCAATAATACATAGAAGGTTCAATGCGCTCACCCTTGTGAACACCACGTTGATAGGCCTTCTGATTTACACGGTTCTTAATAGAGTCTAATAAACGATCATCTCTTCGAGATCGCATTGTGCCAAGATAACCATCTGGATACTCTGCAGATGGAATGCGACCAATACCCATGCGAGATTCATCAATTGCACTACGGGCTATAGGAGTTCCTGCACCACCCTGATTGTTATAGCCATAAAGACCTCCACCACCAAGAGATTGCCAGTTTTGTGATGCTGAAAGATTATTAACTCCACCAGCCATTACACACCTCTATCTCTGCGGTTTTTTGCAATAGTTGCATAAACCTCATTTACTGAAATTTTTTTACCTTTATATGTAGAACCACGACTTATCTGAGATTGTTCTGCGAATTCTTGAGCCTTTGGTTTTGGTTCCATTCTTTCATACTCTGCTGTTCGATGTGCGCTTGCTACAAACTCTGGATTAGATTCAACACCAGGAACTTTGCGACCAAAATAAACATTACCACCCTGTGGGCGTCTTACATCCGTTCCACCTAAATCATAACCAGCAATTTGTTTGTTTTCTACACCAGCAGTACGTGCACCTGGAAGGGTACTGTGTTTAACACTTATATCTGCAAATAT